CCTCCTTGTTTCTGCTGTAAAAAATTACAGCAAGTTTAAGATTTTTGACTTTCTGTAGTAAACGTTGCTGTTTGCTGACAGAGAAGTAAATGGGTTGCTGATAAGTCCATAGCGAGTTTTGAAGCCAATAGCAGGTTGGAAGGTATCAACACTGGTTGCACGTACCATTTGCAAAGGTACATATGGACAATAGAACATACCAGCGTCATAAGCATTTCCGCCTTTGTATCCGACCACATATCCATCAGTACCTAGATAAGGATCAATATATACACGGAAGCGTCCAACTTTACCAGCAAAAGTTACACCAGTTTCGTCAACTTCAAGATCAATTTGTGGTTGAAGAGCTGGAGCATAATTCAGAATACCAGCCATAGCAAGAGCAGAAGCAACGTCAGCAGTAGTAATAATAATATTACCTTTACCACGACGAGTTTCTTTGGCGATTGCATTAGCATCACGCTCAATAGCGAAAAGCAATCCTTTCACTCTTTCTAAGAACCAACGTCCATCAGCGTCATTAGCTAGATCAAAGGTTCCGGCTGATGTAATACCAGACCATGAAGCACCTGGCTTAGATACAGCATAAATTGTACGGACAATTTCACGATTGATTTCTGCAATGATTTCTGAACTTAAAATGCTGCTCAGTTCATTTTCTGCATCCAATCCATGAATTGCACGAAGATCTTGTGCTAATTCCAAGCTGTAATCTGCACGCAATTGGCGAGTCTTAGCAGTTACGCTAGTCTTCTCAATAGTCATTGACATGCTATTCCAAGCATCTACCTCACCATCAGAAGTTCCTTTGCCTACACCAGTAGTAAAGGTTACATCCCATGGATCATCACCAGCATGAGCTGGACTTGCAGCACCTGAGAAAGTAGTAGTAGCTTCATCATGTAATGCTTCTGAAGTTGCACCAGGAGTTGCATATCCACCTGTTGCGTATTTGCTACGCATTGCGAATACTAATCCTGTTGGACCTGTCATTGGTTGAATACCACAAATATCGTATGCAATCAATTTAGGAGCTAAACGACGAACTAGATTAATCAAAATTGGATCCCAATTTTGAGCATTACCTGTAGTTGTTGTTGCTGCTTCTGCTAAAAATTTTTCTTGATTTTCAAGCAACTGGGCAGTTACTTTCTTACGATAGGTGTCTGTAATAGCAGGTACTTTTTCATTTTCTAATAGGGGCTGCCATTTTTCGGTAAGTAAATTACTCATTGTTATTATCTCCTTTTTTAAAATCTTGTATTACAGTCTACTAAGGTAAGAATTCATTCTTTCGTCAACAGTAACCGTTGTTGAAGGAACGAATGTTTCAGTAATAGTTTTTGATGGGCTAAGACTAGAAGCTTTTGATGATTTAAATTCTTCAACCATCAAAGAAACACCATGTTTGAAACTTTCAGTGTCTGGGAAACTAGCTTTTTCGATTAATGAAGCGATCTTATTGATTTGAGTGTCAGCTAATCCTTCAGTTAAATTTTTAAAGGCTTCTTTTCTATTTTCTTCTTCAACATATTTACTATAAGCTTCAACTTGATTCTTAAGCTGTCTATGTTCTTCAAATAATTGATTAAAAGCTTCTTTTTGTTCTTGAAGTTTTGAACTCAAATCTCTATTAGCTGGCTCAGTGCTGAGTTGGAAATAATTAGTTTCAAAAGCTTCACGGATACTACGAAGAACTTTATTCATACGACAATATTCTTCAGTTTCCACTAACTTCTGTCTATTTTCTTCTACAAACTGTTCAATCACGAAATCGCAGTAATCATCCACTTTTTGAGTCATTTCATTAACCACATACTCAGCATAAGCATTGGCTTTTTCTGAAATTTCTTCCATTTCTTTTTTGATATTAGCAACATATTCTTCAGCTTTTTCTTCGATTGCTTTAGTTTGCTCGTCAACACGTTGAGCTACTGCAGTTTCAATACTAGCGGTCAGCTTAGCAACAAATTCTTCTGATATTTCTACTCCGGGTAAAAGAGCAGCAAATTGTTCAGCAATATTCATGGGCAGTTACTCCTATGGTTTTTTATTCTTACGAATAGATAAGAGGATATTTCCTCACTAATACAACTCATTTATTATTCACTTTTTTC